AATCTGGACGTTCTGGCAGTTCCGACAGGAAAAGGCGTATTTCCACTTCGGAAGGGCCGGTTTTCTTCTTCTCATGCGCCCACCGCCTTTTCTCTGGCGGCCGTGATCTCCGCGTTCCTGATTTCACACCAGGCAGAAAAGGCCATTTCCCGGACTGTGTCAGCGGTCAGAAGGACCAGGTATTCGTCGCCGTAGCCGTCTTCGCCGTATATGCGGCCGGCGCGCTCGTTGCACATATCCAGTTTTCGGCGGGCGTACTGTTCGGCCTGGCCGAAGAAGTCTGGGTCCAGGACGGTTCCCAGGCTTTCTTCGACTCTGGCCTTCAACTCACAGGACCCGATCATTCGTCTTCGCTGTCCTCTCCGGCGGCGATCCGGCGAAGGACTTCGTTCACAAGTTGCTTCGACGTGAAGCCGGTCAACAGGGCTTCGTCAGACAGTTCGATTTCCTCCTGATCCAGCGACAGGCAGATTTCAGAGTCCACGAAAAAAGCCGGGCGAACGCCGTAGTAGCCGCCGTACGCACTGTCCCAGTCCAGACTGCCGTCGGAATCGACAAAACGCGCGCTGAACGCGTTGCCGGCGTTCGGGGTGATCGTCCATTCCCAGTCGTCGATCTCCAACAAGTCCGCGTCGTAATACTTCCGAATCAGGGGTTCGGGCAACATGGCGACCTTGCAGACGGCGACGCCGTAACGGTTCGTTCCGTCATGGTCAGACAGGTCCCATTCGGCTTCCAGGACCTTGTTCGCTGGGATCACGCCGGCGTCGTCCAGGGCGGACAGGAAGTCTTCGTTCAGGTCAAACCGAAGGGTGGAGAAGGCGAAGTTATTCGCGGCCGGCTCCGGCTCCATGCGGTTATAGGTGAATGGCCGGACGGTGAAGGGGCGGTTCCCGATCGGCTCCTTCGCGGCCAGAAGGGTTCGGCCGTCGGTGAAGTGTTCCAGGACGACCACTTCCACGGGGCCGGCGTTGAAGTAGGCCCCAGGGGCCAGGTTCTTAATTTTTGCGCTTACTGCCATTTTGTTTTCCTCCCTCATATTCTTCGATCGTGACTTCGACGCGCGGGTTCTTCGGGTCCAGGGCGAAGTCGTCGCTGAATCCTTCGATTTCCGACCAGCCGTCATTTCGAAGGACGCCGGCTTCGACCAGGGCGTCCTGAATGAACTTTTTCGCAAAGGCGATATTGTCCTTGTCGCGGCGGCGGCTGGGTTCGACCCACAGGTAGCGGATCACCACAGGACGGGTGAAGCGGACGCCCCGAAGTTGTGTCCGGATCATGTAGCCGATCACGTTCTGGGCCTGGCGCTTCATGGAAGCGGCCTTGTACTTGCCCTTGTATGACCGTTCCGCGTCGATGTACTCATTCAGTCCCGGCAACAGGCCGGGGATTGTCAGTTTATATTTCTTCATTGGTCTTGTCCTTTCGTCAGGCCCAGGATTCGCCGGGCGGCGTCCCTTCGGTCGGTGGCGTTCGCTGTTCTGCGGGACGCTCCGACCATTTTCAGGCGGATCGGACACATTTCCAGGACCCGGTCGTAAATGCGCTTGTAGGCCAGGGAAGGCGGGTTTTCCAGGTCCTTCAAGGACAGGTTCGTCGTGATGATCACAGGCTTCCCGGACCGCGCCCTGGTGTCGACCACGTTGTAGACCTGTTCGACGGAATAGGACGTGTCCCGCTCGACGCCCAGGTCGTCGATCACCAGAAGGGAATAGTGTTGAAGGCGGTCAATCCGCTTCTGTCGTTCGTCGTCAAAGGACCCTTGAAGGCTGTTCAGGATTCGCGGGAAGTTGGTCACGCTGACACTGACCAGCCGTTCCAGAAGGGCGTTCGCGATTGCACAGGCCAGGAAGGACTTCCCGGTCCCGACGTCGCCATAGAACAGAATCCCGATGTTCTGGGCCTTCATTTCCTCCCAGTTCTCGACGTAGCGGCGGCAGACGTCGCTGACCTTTGGGTTCCGCTGGTCGTCCTGGGCGAAGGTGTACTGTAAATAGGCCGGGTCCGTGATCCCGTCGCGGCGAAGCCGGCCCATTCGTTGCTCAAACTCCCGGCGCTCTCTGTCGGCCTTCTCTGCGTCGGCCTTTTCCTGGCCGCATTTGCACAGACAGCCGACGCGGATCGTCTTCGCGTCCCGGCCGATGGACGGGACCGCCGGAAGGGTGACGTCCATTTGCTTCCGTTCGTGGCAGTTGCCACAGCACAGGAAGCCTTCGTCGTCGAAGTAGTCGTCCGGTTCCTGGTTTTGAAGGCTTTTCTGGACCATACCGGCCAGAACGTCGCCGATTGCGTTCATAGCGATCACCGTCCTTCCAGGAAGTCTTCGTCGTCACCATAATCCTTCTTCGGCGCGGCTCCCTTCGGGGGCTGGGACGGTACGTCAGGCCGGTCGTCTTCCTCCCAGCGGCGGCCGCGAATGAACGTGGCCGGGTAGCAGATAAACGATCCGCCGTCCTTCGTCCACTGGTCACAGGTCTTCCAGCGTTCCACGCCGGCGACGATCAGTTCGACCAGGTCGTCGTCCGGGTTTAGTTGGCCCCAGGCTTTCAGGGCGTCCTGTTTTCCGACCCGGCGCGGATATACAGCCCAGAAGCGATCAAAACCGCGCGGTGTCCCCGTCGCCCCGGTTGGGCGCGTTCCCGTTTCTCGTTCCTCGTTCTCGTTTACGTTTTCGTTCTCGTTTACGGGGACTTTTGATTTCATTTGATTTCCTTTCCTTTGATTGCAAGTGTTATCAAATGAAACAGGAAGGGGGAACTTGCTTTTCTTCGCTCTCTGTTGCTGGTGCTTGTCCCACGACATAAGTTTCAGGTATTGCTTCCCGTCCTCGCTGGCCGTGTAGGTTCCGACCATGCCGGCGGCGACCAGTTCAGACAGCCAGGCCCGGATTTTCTGTTCCTTCGGCGGGTCCAGGGGGAAGCACATGGACGCCAGGATTCGCGGATTTCCGTAGTACAGGCCGAAGTCGTCCGCCTTGACCACCAGTCGCCAGAAAAGGCGCTCGGCGTCCGCGCTCACCTCCGACAGCGATTCGCTGGTAGTGATTGATTCTTTGATTATGCGGCTCGGCACGTTAGCCACCTCCTTTTACAATGCTTTTTGACAGGTCCGGCAGGCTTCGCGACCATATTTCCGGACGGAATAGTCCTGTTCGGCCTTTGTGATTGGTTTCCCGCAGATCGGGCAGACTGCCCCGTTCTCTGCCTGGGGCGCTGGTGTACCCGCTGGCGCGCCCTGGCGGCCCCTGGGGGCCTGTTTGCCCTGTCCCTGGGCGTTTCCCTGGGCGGTTGCTCCCTGGCCGCCCTGGGCTGTCTGTGGCGGTCCCTGGACCCTCTTGTTCATGTCGAACCGGACGTTTCCGTTCCGGTCCACGATCACCAGTTCGCAAATCTCCCGGCGGTCGTTATAGGCGACGTGGGTGACGGTGAAGCGGGTGTTCGAATAGCATTTCAGGACTTCCTTCCGCCCGTTCTGGCCTTCGGAATAGAACTCGTTGTCGGCCAGTTCGACATAGATGAAGGGGCCTGTGTAGAGTTCGCGACCGATCCCCACGTTGAAGCCGGCGCGTTTGAAGGCGTCGGACGCCTGGCCTTTTTCTTTCTCGGTGTTGCTCTCGACGCCGACGTCCTGTTTCCGGACCCAAGCGCGCTTCTCTGCGTCCCAGATGTCGATATTACAAAACAGGTTCCCGTTGATCACTTCATGGGTTCGTTGCCAGTTCCCAGGGCCGAAGACCTGGTCAAGAATCCGCATATCGACGCGGGCGTCCTTGTAAAGCAACAGGACAGCGCCGACACGGCCTGTTTTCGCGCGGCTGACGCTCTGAACGCGACATTCGATGTCTTTTTCCGTCAGAAGGGGAATGTCGTTCCTGACGGCCGCTGGCGGGTCCAGGGCGGCCTGTTCGGCCGCCTGGGTGGTCGTTTTCTTATCTGCCATGATCCCGCCCCCTTTACTTGATCTGAATGTTCCGGTTCTCGACCAGGGAAGCCCCGGTCACGTCTTCGCCGGCCTGGATCGCCTTCTTGATCGCGGTCTTGTCCGGCTTTGTGGTCACTGTGGTCGTGACGTAGTCAGCCGGAAGCGCCGCTTCGTCGTCGATCTGGACCTGGATAGACTTCCGGAAACTGATCCGGGCCTTTGCAGTTTCGACCTTGTCCTTCCCGACAGTCACCAGGCACGAAGACAGGTACTTCTTCACGCTGTCGACGCGGCGTTCGACGGTCTTCCGGCGGGTCGACAGGTTTTCTTCCTCTGCTTTCAGGTCAGCGGCGAAGGCTGACAGGTTCTTAATGTAACAGGCCACGCTTTCGGCCTTGTCCTCGAACTGGGCGTCCAGTGCTTCCACGGCGTCGAAGTTCATGATCTCGCCGGTTTCTTCATCCACTTCCAGGCCGTCCAGGGCTTTCAGGAAGTCGGCGCTGATTTCATACAGGCTTACGTTCATTCCGCTTTGCCCCCTTTCAGAATGTCCAGGGCGTCAGCGACGGCACGGTCAACGTCACGCCAGCCGACTTCGACGCCATTTTTACGGGCTTCAAGAAGGTTCGACAGGGTGGAGATAGCGGCCGCGATTGCGGCGTCTGCTTTGTCGGCGCGGGTTCTCTGCTCTCTGGCAGTTTCCCAGGCGGCCGCACTCTGGCGGCGCTCGAAGTCAAGGTCCCGGCGGGTTTCAGCGCCTTCGACCAGGACGTCCAGGGTGAACGCCTTCACGGCGTCGGTATCATAAAAGTTCAGTTTCGGCATATTGAAAACCGTTCCTTTCTCTGCTATAATGCAGTTAGTTCTTTTTGGAATGGGCCGTTTCGGTTGTTGTGGTGACGACGAAACGGTCCTTTTCTACTTCTTCAACGATAATTTTTCGCGCGCCCAGAAGGACAAGGGCTTTGACGACTTGTCCGACCTGTACGGGCGACAAGGTCTTCGCGGCGTACTTCACGCGGCTTCCTCCTTTCCGGTTCGGTATAGTCGAACGCGCCGGCCAGGTTGCAGAACAGGACCCACAGGGCCATAAGCGCGAACACGCGGACCATTCCGGGGAAAAGGGGAACTATGTCCTGTTCGATGGCTCCGACCGCGCCCAGCATTAGGAAAAACAGGACGAAGGCGATCACGCCGCACACGTTTTTGAACTTAGACATTTAAGCCACCCCCCCCCCGCAGAATTGAACGCCGGTTTCGACCAGGGCGTCCAGGGAAACGGTCAGGTCCCGCGCTCCGTAGGGCGCGCCCTTGATCCCGTACAGTTTCGCCGCGTCTTTGCAGTTCAGGACTTCATATTGCAGTTGGGCGAAGATGTGCTGTTCCAGGTCCTTTCCCTTGTCCGGGTCGTAGTTCTCGACGGCGCGGATCATGCGGATCGCTAACTGCTGGAAGACGTCTTCGTCGTCCAGGCCGGCGGCACTGATCAGACGCCGGTTCTTGTTGATGGTCCACCAGATACAGCCCAGATGTGTTTCGACCAGGGCGTTTCGCTCCTGGGTGGTGATCGTCCACTTCAAGGCTGTCACCTTCCTTCCATGCGCGCCCTGACGGCGGAATAGAAGTCTTCCGGGGTCATGTCGGGCGGTACGGTTAGGGCGATCGTGTGGAACTGCTTCCGGCATTTCGTACATTCCCGGCGTTCAATCGCGCCGACCGTCCAGACATTCACGCTTCCGCCGCGTCCCTGGGATAGACCGATTTCCCCACAAAATGGGCAGATCACACGAAGGCCGTTCTTCGCGATTTTCCCGTCTTCACAGATCACACCGTTTGTCGGCTGACTCACGATTTCCTTCATTCGCCCACCGCCTTTTCTTCCCGCGCGTCGGTACGCTTGCCCTTTTTCTTTTTCTGGGGAAGGGTGATCCCCAGTTTCGCGGCGCACGTCCGGCCGTAACCGACTTCGCGGAAAAACGGGTCCTTCAATCGGCGGCCACAGCGCCCACAGGTATCAGACATTTGCATTTCCCTCCTTCTTTCGTCCACGGCGGCGAAGGCCCTCCTGGACCCGCTTCTGGGCCAGTTCCGGGTCATACGCCGGGCGGAAGTTCTTGTCCAGGGTGACGCCGTCCTGGCCGCGCTTCAACTCGGTATAGACGGTGGTTCGCGACACGCCGATCTTCTGGGCGATTTCGCCGGCGATCGCCCCGTTCGCATACATGGAAGCGATCGTCTTTCGGTCGTCGAACTCGATCGTTTTGAACTGTCTTGCCACGTTTTCACCTTCTTTCTTTTCCTTTGGCGGCGTCACCAAAGGTTTTTGTCGGGGTCCCCGTTGGTCTGCTCAACGTCCGGGTTGTAGATTACAGTGACGACGTCTTCGTAATGCTTCGCGGCCACGATCTCGACTTCCCACAGGACATTCCACGTCGCGACCTTGCAGATCAAATCGACCGCAAAGTCAGCCGTGACGACTTCGCCGTCCGTAGACACCAGGTAGAACTTCTTCACGTCCAGACCGGCGGTCTTCACGACGATATTTTCAAGCATTTTCCGAACGGTCATTTTCTTCATAACCAGGACCCCCACATAAAAAAATTAGACTGTGCGAAGGCCGTTGACCTTTGCACAATCTAATATTAAATCCCGCCGTCGCAAAAGTCAAGATTAAATTGTAAAAAACCCGAAAAAAGTTTTTACCCCAGGGCGGCCAGACCTTCGGCGAAGACTTCGTCAGCGGATCGGAAGCCCAGGATTTCGCGCGGGTAGGCGTTCAGCCAGTCTTCGACGGCCTGGATCGCCTTCTTCGGGACCTGGCCGAAGTCGGTCCCCTTCGGGAACCAGCGCCGGATCATTCTGTTTATGTTCTCATTTGTGCCGCGTTCATAGGAAGAATACGGGTGACAGTAAAAGACCGTCGTCCGCTTACCCTTCCGGCGACAGGACCGTTCCAGTCCTTCGACGTCGGCGAACTCGCTTCCGTTATCAACTGTAATCGTTTGAAATATCTTGTAGAAAAGTGTTCCGTATCTGCGTTCAAGGCGATCAAGGGCCGCGACGACGCTTCCGGCGGTCTGGTCCTTCATTTTGATCATGATTTCCTTCCGGGCCTTACGTTCAGACAGGACCAGAAGCGTTTCCTTCGTCTTCTTCTTGCCTTCGACACAGTCCATTTCCCAGTGTCCGACTTCCTCGCGGGTGTCGATTTCTGGGTCCCGCTTTTCAATGCTCTTTCCGGCCGACGCTCTGGCGGCCTTCTTGTTCTTCTTGACCTTCGTGTAGGGGCGCTTCTGCTTCCCCTTGCATGGAAGGTGAACCATTTCCAGGGTCAGGAATACGCCCTTCTTGATGTAGGAATACAGGGTCGCTTCACAGATCGTTGTGTTGAACTGGATTCCCTTCACCTTGATTTCGCCCAGGACGGCCGCCGGGGAATATCCGTCTTCGACGATCCGGCGTTCAATGTATTCGGCCAGTCGATAGTCCTTCCCGATCTTCAAGTCTGGCCCCTTCGCGGCCAGGTGTTCCCGGTATGCGGCTTCGGCTATGTCTGGGCTATACCGTTCTTCTTCGGTCCAGTCTGAATTTCTGTGGGTATAGCGCCCCCGCTTCAATTCGTTGTATATGGTGTTCCTGTGAACGCCGATTTCGTCGGCGATTTCCTGGACAGACTTTCCGCACTTCAAGAAGGCTTCGATCCGAAGGCGGTCATTCCAGGATAGATGTCTGAATCTGCGTCGCTTTGCCATGTGTATTTCCCCCTTATAACAAGAAAAAGGCCCCGCCCTCGCTGTTATGGCAAGGGTGGGGCCTTCGTGTGTATGTTCAAATAAGTTCGCGCGGGTGGACGCCCAGGGCGTCGGCGATCCGTAGGGCAACGGTCAGGGAAGCGCCTTCGATTTTTCGTTCCCCGCTTTCGTACCTCTGGATCGCGCGGATATTGACGCCGGTTTTTTCCGCCAGGGCGGCCTGTGTCAGCCCCCGTTCACAGCGCAAGCGCGCGACTTTCGTTTCGCTTTTGGTGCTTCCGGATTTCATGTCGATCCCGCCTTCCTTTTTGTTCTGCCTACATATTACGACATTCTGGACGTAATGTCAACAGGAAAAATCCCACGGTTCTTCCGTGGGATCATTCTTCTTCCAGGTCCAGAAGGTCTTCAATGGGGATTTGAAGAACGGAAGCGAAGGCGCGAAGTTCGTAGTCCATGACCAGGCGTGCGCCTGATTCGATGTTGCTGATCGCGTCCTGGGCTATGTTTACGCCCTTTGTCTGCATTTTAGCGGCCAGGGTTTCCTGTGAAATGCGCTTCGCCAGACGTGCCATTCTGACGCGCTCCCCGCAGATATTACGCCGCCCATAGTAGCCCAAATTCTTCATGTGGTCCTCCCTGGGTATGGTCATGTTCAATATTCTATTTGAAGTTACCATAAATTATGGTATTATATTATTGGCATGAACCATAATTCCAAAAAGGGAGGATTGAAAAATGGGCTGGAAAATTGGCGGTGTTCTGACTTTGGTTCTGGCTGGCGTGGCCGCGCTTGTGTCCGCCACGACGCCGGCGGAGTACAAAACAGGGATTGAATGGGGGATCGCGGCGATCTTCCTTGTCCTGGCGGTTTTGTGCTTCTGGCGTGGTTCGAAGGCAAGCGCAAGGAAGAAGGCAGAACAGGAAGACAGGAATGAAACGTATATGTCCGACCAGGACCTTCAACAGATACAGGTGGGGGAACTCCCTGTTCTGTCTTCGGTCCCTGTGATCCTGGACGACGGCGAACAGGCTCACTTCTTCGCGCCGGCGCGGCGTTATATCACGAAGAAGAAGGCCGTCGGCCGGACCGGTAGCGGCGGCGGGATCAGCGTTCGCGTTGCGAAGGGCGTGTCTGTCCGTTCCGGCGGCGGGGCCAGTCAGACGGTCTATGATGACGTCACAGACGCCTTCGCCGGCCGTGTGGTCCTGACGAACAGACGGATCGTGTTCCTGGCGGAACAGAACGGCTTCGAATGTAAACTGTCGGCGATCTCCGCGATCGCGCCGGAAGGCGGGCGACTTCTGATCCAGGCTGGGTCGAAGTCTTATGGTCTGGCCGTAGCGCAACAGGGCCACTTCGCGAAGGTTCTTGAAATGGTCGCCAGAAAATAAAAAAGGCGGACGGGTGCTTCCCGTCCGCCTTTCTCATTTCATGCGCTTGTTGATTTCCCTGGTGATCTTTCGGCTGACTCTGGCTTGCTGGTTGTTCTTTGTCCGCTTCACGGCTCGTTCCATAGTGAAATGACCGCGCACATATCCGCCCTTCGGGCCGACGAACATTCCGCCTTCCGGGTCGTCCCGGTTATAGACGAACGTGTGGCCTTCCCAGTGACCAGGGACGAAGTGACTCCGGAATCCGTGTTCCAGGTGGCTGGCATAGTCCAGGGGGTTGTAAAAACGGACGATGAACCGGCGGCCGGCGCGCTTTGCGGTCTGGTCGCTTTTCCAGTTCCGACGGTAGTCGCCAGTGTTGACGATGTCCGGAACGTCGGTTGTGCAGATTTTCCTTGCTTCTCCGACGGCGTACACGCCTTCGCCGACAGCGATCTTTGACATGATTTCCGGAACTTCATCGGTCAGGGTTTGAAGGCCGCCGATAAACTGGACCAGGTCGTTCTTTTTTACGCTCACGGCGCGCCCTCCTTTCTGTTAGACCTTGCGGAGATTGGCGGCGTTGACTGCCGCCGTGACGGTAGCGCCGACGCCGATCACGACGCGGGTGCCGCTGACCTGGATCACGTCGTAGGTGTCATAGTAGGTTCGGAACGGCTTCCCGTCATAGGTGACGGCGTTCAGGACCTTCACCCTGTCACCCTTCTTCAAGGCCGCCGGCGCGGTGCTGGCCGGAATCTTGATCTTCTGGCCGACGCGGATCACGTTCGGGTTCTTGATCCCGTTGTAGGCCGCGATCGCCTGATAGGTGGTCCCATACTTGGCCGCGATCTGGGACAGCGTGTCGCCCTTCTTCACTGTGTAGACGGTCACACCCTGGGCGGCTCCGGCGTCAGGGGCGGTGTCTGCCACGCCCAGGCGGCGGTTCACTTCGGCCGCGATCTCCCCGTGTCGGTTATACAGATAGTCGCCAGGACAGGACTTGTTCGCGTAATCACGATGAACGGTCATATTACAGCCGTTTTTGTGGTTCACGCGGTCCGCCTTCTTGGTGGACCACACAAGTTTCTTGATCCCGTTTCGCTTACAGATGTCGGTCACAAGGTCGAGAAGGGCGGCGAAGGCCCTGTCATTTACGGCGTAGGGGTGTTTGGTGTCACTGGCGACCTCGATCGTCACGGCGCGGTTATCGTTCGCGGCGTTGGAACTGCACCAGGAACGGTCCTTTTCCTCCACATACATTCCGATCTTGCCGTCGGTTCCGACCCCATAGTTCGAAGACGCCTGGCGCGACGTAGGGGCGAAGATATTCCCCAGGGTTTCGACCGTACACTGACCGACCACACAATGAATTGTGATCGTGTCGATCTTGTGGTTTCTGGGGCTGTTCTTATTGGGTGAAATGCGGGTATAGTCCACAAGTGGGCTGTTACTCATAGTTGATCACTTCCTTTTCTTTTCCCTGGGCGTCGGACGTGCCGGCGTTCAGGATTGCGGTGAACTTCACGAAGGCTTCCTTGATGTACTTGCAGGACACCAGAAGAACCGCGCCGATGATCACCAGGTCAGCGAAAAGGTCGGTGTACTCCTGGGGGATCGCCCAGCCGACTTCGTTCGCAAACAAGGGAAGTGTGGTCAAGGCCACACACAACAGGGTCAGGCCGATCACGAAGGTCGCGATCTTGTAGGCGCTGTTGATCAACTTTTCGCGGTCGAATGGCTCGTGAAGAAGTTTGATGTTGTACCACAGGGAGAAGGTGACGTTCGCCAGGTATGCAGACAGGAAGATCAGCATAGACCAGCCGATACTCACCAGATTTTCGACGATACTGTTAAACATAGGGGTCATACCTCCTTTGTGTCGTTGTAGATTTCCGGACCATACTTCTTCCGAAGTTTGATCCGGTTTTCCGCTTTGGCTTTCGAATAATAAAAGCCGGTGGCGGCCGCAGTTTCAGCGAAGACAGCGGGGATCAGATAGGCAAGGGGCGACGTGTCGCCGGTCCTCCACACCATGACCAGGGTGAAGGCGGTCACGACGATCGTGACCGCCCCCACGGTGGAAATGATGGTTTTGGAAAACTCCCGCTTTTTCGCGCGCCTTCCGCCTGTCATGCCCTGCTCTCCAGGTTTTCCAAATCTTCGATCCTGTGGTTCGCGACCTTGATTTTTTCTTCAAGGACGGCCTGGGCTTCTTCCAGACCGTAGGTTCGTTCGACCACAGAATTATGTTTGTCGACCTTCTTTTCCAGTTCTTCCAGGCGGTAGGCGATCAGGGCGGAACTTCGCTTATTTGCAAAATAAGAACCGCCCAGAGTCCCCAAAAGGGACAGGACGGCTATAATAATTCCTTCCATTTCATTTTCTCCCTTCGAAGAATAAGGGCATCCCCGGTTGTGGGGACGCCCGTTCTTCCTGGTTACTGGGCGTCAATATAGCCCATTTCTACCAGGTACGCCTTCACGCGCTCACGAAGACCGCGCGGGACGTCGTCGATCGTGATCTTTTCAAGGATCACTTCGCCAGCATACAGACGAACCAACATTTGAAGCACCTCCTTCCCAAACAGGATTTTCACAAGGAATATAAAAACGGCGGACCACATTAGGCCACCCCGTTTTCCGTGGTATTCTCCGCCTTGATAGCGGATTCGACTTTCTCGCGAAGTCTGGCGGGAACTTCGTCGATCTTCATGTTCCCAGAAGACACTTCGCGGACGTACAATTCTACAAGTGCGCTCATTTTTGACCTTCTTTCTTTACGCGAATACGACGTCGCAGATTTCCATAATGCACCCTTTCAGAAGTTCATTTTCGGATTGCAGTTGTTCAATGGTCTGTTCCGACTCCGTTTTCGGGTTCATTGGTACGAAGTCACATTCTTTCGGATCAAACATAGTTCTCCCTCCTTTATGCGAAACGGACCGTCGCCTGGATCACTTCGATCTGCTGGGTTCCCTTCGTCAGATAGAAGCGATAGGCCAGGCCGAAGCCCTTTGCAACGGTGGTATTTTTGAACGTGTGGACGAACTTCCCGACCTTGCTTGTGACGTCCTCCCAGACAGGAGCCGTGTCGAACGGGTTGTTCGTGACCTCGACGTGAAGGGTTGCGTCCGCTGGGTGGTCGGCCGGGTACAGGGATAGGAAGACCTTCGTCACCTTCGCGTCGGTGGAGATCGCGCGGGACGCGGCGATCCTGTTGACGGTTCGGGTGAAGGTGATCTGGCGGGTCGCGCTTCCGCCGGCTCCGTCAGTGACATAGATTTTCAGAACGTGGGTCCCGGTCAAAAGGCGAAGCCACACGCCGGACAGGTCCGCCGTGTTCTGGCGGCCGCTGGTCGCCGTATAGGTCCGAAGGGTGATGGTTTCCGACCCGTTGGTCACGGTTTCCGTGACGGTCAAGGTCTGGGACGCCGCTTCGCCGTCGGTGACGGTGTACTGGTGGGAGAACGGGGCCGTCTTCGCGCCGACATTCTGGTCGCTTCCGCTGATCACGGGGTTCGTGTTGTAGGAAATGGCCTGGGCGTTTCCGGTCCTGTATGCAGATTCAGCGCCGTTCGCGTCGACCGCCTTCACGCGGACCTGATAATTCGTCCCGCTCGACGGGACCGTGTCCGTGATGGACTTCGCCGACGTAATCCCGATCTGGGTGTAGGCTCCGGAATCGACCCGGCGTTCCCAGACATAACTGATCGCGTTCCCCTCCGGGTCGGTGGACCCGCCGGTGGAGATCGTCAACTTCTGGCCAGCGCGCGGGGTCCCGTGGGAGATGGACGACGGGGTGGTGGGCGGCTGGTTCCATTGAAGGATATAAGCCCCGTCTGTATCCGTTGTATCAGATACCAGAGTGTCAGGGGCCAAAAATAAAGCCGGACGAACGCCGTTGTGGCCGTAGTACGCATCGGGCCAGTTCAGACTGCCGACGGAAAAGACACGCCGCACGCTGTACGCGCTGCCGGCGTCCGGGGTCAGAAGCCACCACCACCAGGGGGACGAAGCGTTCAGGCCGGAATTGGTATATTCGGACTTGCTGACCGCTTCCGCCGTCGGGTATGCAAGGCGGCTGTTGTTGTCGGTGAACAGGGGCCACTTCGTTCCCTCTGCGATCCCGTTTTCGTTGCCCAGGCCGACTTCGGTCATGGTCAGAAGGCGGACCTTCCGTGTGATCTGCTCCGAACCGCCGCCGTCGGTGACGGTGTTCTTCGCGACGGTGATCGTGTCGTTCAGAAGGGCGTTCCGGAAGTCTGCTTCGAAGAAGGACAGGAAGCCGGCTTCCGCTTCGTACTCGTTATAGTTGGACCAGACGTTCGAATTGTTGGGCGGGGCGTCTGTGCTGTGCTGGGCGCTGTACCAGCCGCCAGGGCCGGCGGCGCTGTTCAGCCATTGAAGAAGGTTCGCGACGGCGGCGCGGTTGTTGCCGTAACGTCTGCGGTCGCTGTTGCCGCTGTTCGGCTCCATTGCGTCGAAGCATTTCAGGGAAATAATTCTCTCCGTCACCAGACCCACGCGGTCGGAAGACTGGCGGCCAACTTTGAAGCGGATCACAGCGCCGTTATACTTCGTGTTGACCGATTTCACCACCGCGCCGACGGGCAACGTCGACAATTTTTTCGACATGGTATTCCTCCATTTCTTTTTTGAACAGGTCGTAGAACAGTTCGTTCGTCTGCCTGATCAAATGATAACTGTTTCCGTGTTCAGCGTGGCCGGTCCAGGAAGAATATGACTGGACCACGGTTTCGAAGTCGATCCGCCCTTCGTCCAGAAGGTGACGGAACTTCTTCACCTTCCGCCTGATCCGATTCTTGCTGTCGCGGCGTATCTTGCGGACGACTTTCCCGCTGTCCGTCATGTACGTCCGGAAGCCCAGGAAGTCGATCCCCTGGGTCAGCGGGAACACGGCCGTTTTGTGATTCAATTCCAGCCCCAGCGGGACCAGGAACTTTTTGATTTCTTCCAGACAGTAAATCAGATAGTCCTTGTCCGGGTGGATCAGGAAGAAGTCGTCCATATATCGGCCGTAAAACTTGATTCCCAGACGTTCCTTGATCATGTGGTCCAGGCCGGACAGGTACAGGACCGCGAACCATTGTGAAGTGTGGTTCCCGATCGGGATTCCCGGTCCTTCCGTGGAGTCGATAATCAAGTCAAGAAGCCACAACACGCCGGGATCGTCGATGATCCGGCGAAGTTGTGACTTCAAAACGTCGTGATTGATACTGTAAAAGTATTTTCTTATGTCACACTTCAAGACCCAGCCGTCCGCCCCGAACTGCCTGTAATATCGTTGCATGAACGCTTTCAGACGGTCCAGGCCGAAATGTGTTCCTTTGCCTTTCTGACTGGCGTAGTTGTCAAGTATGAACGTCTTCGAAAGGCGCGGTTCCAGGACGTTGTCGCATAGGCTGTGCTGAATAATTTTGTCCCGGAAGCCGTTATACATGATCAGGCGTTCCTTCGGTTCATGGACCAGGAAGTAGTTGTAGGGCGAAGGGCGGTATTTCCGCGACGTCAGAAGGAAGTGAAGGGCCATTAGATTTTCCAACAGGTTCGCTTCGAAACGGACGACAGCGTATTTCCACCGCTTTCCCTTGCGCGCTTCCAGATAGGCAGAATAAAGCCGGTTAAAATCTGCCATGACTTCAAAGTCAGAAGGCGGTTTCTGTTCAGTGTTCTTCATAAAAATCTCCTTACCGCTTATAGTCTGGGCGTCGTACTGCCGAAGCCCTCGCGTCGGTAATCATGTGTTTACCCTGGCCTTTCCGGCGTCGGGAAGGATATGATCTCCTTTGTTGGGGTACTCTGTTTTCAGGTTCGTCGCCTTACTCGGTCGCGTTTTCCACCAAATCCGGGCGAACGCCGTTGTTGCCGTTGTACGCATTGTTCCAGTTCAGACTGCCGTCGGAATTGACATTCCGCACGTTGTTCGCGTTGCCGGCGTTCGGGGTACAGATCATACCCTAATATCATTAACCTTCCGTCTGGGTGGGCGGCTCCGCGACCGGCGCTTCGGCCTTTTCGGCTTCTTCGGCGGGCGCTTGCTCTGCCTTATACCAGGCGGCGGCCATGAACTTAACGTCCAGGGTGATCTTCGTCCAGTAGTCGAAGGTCCCTGTGTCGATATAGCCACGCTTCTTTGACAATTCGATGAAGAACAGAAGCATTTTACAGGCCGTCAGGGCGTCCCGTTGAAGGGATAACCGACGGACCTTGTCTTCTTCGTTCTGGATCGGATAGATTTCATTCGCGGCCAGAAGTTTTTCATAGATCGACAGAACGTGATCCTGAATCCTGTTGACGATAGTGAAGCGGACCTTCTTCGGGAAGTGCTTCGTGTTGTCGGTCAGGTCCAGGGTGTAGTCGATCAGTTTTGACGCAACAGGAAGGACGTGAAGGGGACTTTCATTCCCATTCGCCTTCCGCTGATAGTTTTTCCGGGTTCCCATTGATACACCTTCGCTTCCTGATTCTCTCGACGGTTTCACGCCGTCCGGAATAGTCGAAGCCATAGTCCCGAAGGACGACCGTCTGTTCTTCGCCTTCATAGGTCAAGCCGCACAGGACGACGTTGTCGCCCTCACAGCGGCCGCACACGGGCCGAAGTTCCGTGAACAGGTTGGATAATAGGCACGACGTTTCCGGCGGCTTACAGGCGAAGCGGGTCATAGATACAGCCGGTTCTTCGCGGCGTCCAGAATCCCTTCGGGAAGTCCGGTTCCGTCGTAGCCCTTCCATTGGTTCAGTTGGGCCGTGGCGAAGGTGTGAGTCACAGCCGTCCCGGCGAAGCCGGTGTCCAGTTGCTCCCGGATCGCGGAAATGTCGAAGTCCTGGCGGCGCTGTACGGATTCCACACTTTCGCCTGTGCTTTCCTGAACGTCGGAAGCGGTGTGGCCGTGTACGATCGGCGCGGAGTAGGCGACCATTTGCGCGGTCGTGACGAAGGACCCGTTTCCGACCTCGACCGTGATCCCGCTGTTTTCTTGGTTGGTGACGACCACGGCGACGTCGTGAATGTGGACCGTGTCGCCTTCGCCGTCCATGCCAGCGCGGCCCAGGAAGGAATCAGGTGGAAGAATGTTGTCGCTGTCGGCTCCGTCCAGCCAGGAATAACTAAACATGAATGGGGCGTCTTTTTCGTCCAGGGCGAAGGTTGCCACCTCTCGGACGTACTGGGCCGCTTCCAGGCCGGCGTTCGTGACCTGGACAGGGATTCGCATATAGGACGGGTTACTTTCGACGAAGGTCTTTTCGCCGATCTGGGCGTTCACGTTGATCGGGTTCACAAGGGCGGTCAGCGTGTTCGGGCTGACCTGTGCGACACCGTCGCCGGCGGCCGCGCTGACCAGGACAAGGCGTTTCCCGGCCGCCAGAAAAGCGGTCAGGACTTCCGCGCCCCTGTCTGTGATTGTAGACTTAAATCGTGCCATTCGTGTTTCCTCCTTCTGGGTGGTGTTCGTGGCGGACCATATTGACCATAGCGGCCCCCACGACCGAAGCCGGGCGAAGGACGGTCTGTGGGATTGCCGTTTGAAGCAACAGGACCAGGTTCGCCGGGATCATTTGTTTCAGCGTTTCCGCCAGGGCGTCCCGCTGGGTGTAGCCGGACAGTCTGATCCGGACGAACAGTTCATAGGCGTCATTATCCAGGACGACCTTGAAGTCGTCGCTGACGGTGGACAGGTATTTCAGAAGCGCCCTGTATGTGTAGGGCAGTTGGTCCAGATACGCGATCAAGATTCTTTCGCGTCTGGATTCGACGGTGTCTTCTGCGGCCGCCACAAGGCCCAGAATCGCTTCCCAGCGCCGACAGCCATATTCGGACAGGCTCACCAGGAAGAAGTCGTCTGGCGCGCCCTGGACGTCCTGGACGGCCTTTGTGAACTCCGGCTGTTCTGCTGTTGCGATCTGGCCGAACTCGACCAGTTCTTGAAGGTGGCGGGGCCAGTATTCTTTAATTTCCATTCGTCACCGCCCCCAGAACCGGGATCGCTTCGCCGCCCAGGGAAATATTCGCGGTTCCCTGGTTGATCTTCGTCCCTGTGATGTCAATGACGCCGTCAACGTTCAGGACCTTCGTTTCGATCTGGCTGACGCGGACGATCAGGTTTTCGGTGTCGGCCCACGTCCGGGCCAGGCTGTCGAAGTAGGACTGGATCGCCGCCTTCACCGCGTCCTGGGTGCTGGTCCAGGACGCCCCGCCCTCAAAGGTCAGGTTGAAGGACACGTCGATCTTTGATCCCGTGACGCCGGCCACCGTGACGACATGGCCGATCGGGGCCAGGCCGACGCCGGTTCCCTGGGTATTCACAGGGTCGATCGCTTCCTGGACCTGCTTCACCAGTTCGGAAGACGGGACGCCCCATTCGCTGTCCACCAGAACAATTTTCACGGTTCCGCCGCCGTTCCAGACAGGAAAAACTTTGACGGCTCCCACGCCGGGAAGAAGTTCAACCTTGTTTTTGTAGTCGGCGATATTCCCGCCGAACGCCTGGGATTTCAGAGATTCAAAGTAGCGGGCGCGAAGGGCGTCGTCGCTTTCTTCGTCTTCGCCTGGGATCAGAATGTCGGCCAGGCGCGCGGCCGCCAGTTCCGGGACGTAGTCGATCGGGAACAGGGTTCCGACATACTCGTTCCCCACAGTCCCGGCCGTTTCTGCTGTTAGGCTGTACTGGCCGGGGGCGATTCGCTCTGTAACGGTGAAGTTGATGTCACCGCCAGAAAAGCGCGTCCCGATCTCCATGTCACAGCCGCCGCCGTCCGCCTTCTCGAAGTAGCCCTTCCGGACTGCCTGGGTCGCGGCCGTCCGGAACACGCTTCTTTCGCGACACTTCTTCGTCAGGTCGTCGCCGGTTTCTGTGTCCGGGAAGGCCCGGTCCATAAGATAGGCCAGTTCAATATACAGGATCGCCAGTTCCGCCGCCGCCGGCGCGATCGCGTCGTAGACGATGGACCCTTCACGTTTATCCACCGAAGCGGAAACGCGGGCCAGACAGCGGTCCATGATGTTTTCAAAGGTCATATTCTCATACATTGGTTGTCACCGTCCTTTCGACGGGGATTTCCCCGAAGATTGTTTCGGCCGTGAAACTGACGCGGGCGGTTCTCTTGTCGATCTGCCCGACCTTGAAGTCTGTGACGCCGGTGATCCGGCTGTCCGCCAGAAGTGCTTCCGTGATAACTCGCTTGATTTCACTTGAAAACACATGGTAACTTTTCCCGACGACGGCGTTCAATTCTGTCCCATAGTCCCAGGAATAGATCAGGTACGAAAACCGTTCCGTCATTAGGATTTTTATGATCGTCTGTTTCATGGCTTCCGTTTCGTCGACAAAACCAGCCACGCGACCGGTTTCAAAGTCTGCCTTGTAGGTTCTGGTCGGGTGTTCGGCGGCCGGCGTCACCTCGACGGCCTGGCCGATCGTGACCGAAGACTGGTTCGGTATTAGGGCCATAGGATCACACCCTTCCCAGGACCAGGAAGGACTGTCCGCCCTGGTTTCGTAGAAGGACCACCTTGTCACCCACAGCCAGGCCGTAATAATATTCGGACGTCGGTCCCGTGTTGGTCAGGTAGTCATTTTTCAACGTGTGGTCATGGGAAGCGAAGGCCGGATCGCCGGACCCGCCGCCTTTGGGCTGGGTAGTCGGGGAATCGGCGAAGCCGCTGTGACGGTGCGTCGGATAATAACCGGCGCGGAACTCCTTCATGACGACGATCGCTTCGCCGGTGATGTCGAAGCGGTTGTCGACGCGGATCGTCAGCGGGGACGTAGCCGTCACGTTCCCAAAAAGGAAGGCCGCCGGAACGTTCGCGTTCTGCGACTGTTCAGCGACCTTTTTCAAAGTGTCAAGAAGTGCCATGTCACACCACCTTCAATTTCAAAGTCATTTGTTCCTTCAAAAGATCGGCGCTGGCTTCCTCCACAATGAAGAAGGAACTGACGCCGACGTCCTTGATCCCGATATACAGGGCGCGGCCGGCTCTGACCGACAGGTCCAGAAGGGCCTTCACTTCGAAGGACTTCTTCGGCCGGTTGTAAAGTTCCAGCATTTGACCGCCGCGTTCCTTGATCTGGGCTTCGTTCATGTCTTCGTCAACGGTTTCGTAATTCTGCAAAACGCCCCACAGTTTGATGTTCTTGGAGTCCTGGAAAATATACACGTCCCGTTTTCCGGTCTTCTTGTTGTCGCGGACCAGTTTGATCTTGTTGTAGGATTCGGAATCTATGTCGGTTTCGTAGGTGTAGCCGGTCGCCAGGCTGGAATCTCCCACGAACAGGTCCAGTTTCGACTTCTCGACGTCTGTGATCCGAAGGGACCCGAAGTCGTCCCACAGGACGAACATTTTCCCGGAATTGATCAGGGTGTGATCCAGGGCCTTCAAAACGATGTCGAAAAGGGTCTGGCCGTCTTCAATCATGGAAGGGATCGCATAGCCGGTATTTTCAAGCGCCCCACATTTCAGGCCGAAGTCGGCCGCGATCTGGGTCAGGATTTGATCGGCGCGTTTGCCTGTGAAGACATAGGTTTCCTTGTTCTTCTTCAAATACCAGGTCTGGTCGTAGGCTGTGACCTCGACCCGGTCTGTTTCCTTCTGGCGGATTTTCACGACGTAGCCGTAAAAAATGCCGGTTTTTCCGTCCTTTAGGGCGACGATCCCCCCGTGGGTCCATGTCACGGAATCGTCGACAATCATGGTCAGTTCCAGGGAAGCGGGGGACCCGGACCGTTTTGTCGACCACTTCGCGCCGGCGCACAACGTTGTTACGTCGAAGGCGTCGCCGGTCACGTTGTTCTGGTACAGGATAGAGATCACGGGATTGTGAAAACCTGTCCGGGGTAGATCAGATTCGGGTTTGAACCGATTGTCCCCTTGTTGGCGTTGTAAATCTTCGTGTAGTCGCCCCCCTTGCCATAGAACTTCTTCGCGATATTCCACAGACAGTCACCGGCCTTCACGGTGTACGTCTTCGCGGCGGCGGCCGGGGGTTTCCCTGGCCGCTTCGGTTCTTTGGCCTGCGCCGGTTTCTTCGGCTCCGGCGGAAGGACGATCCGGCGCGGCGAATAGTCCTTCCATTCCGACAGTTTGATCGAATAGTAGAAGTCGCCCAGTTCTCCGGACCGTTCTTCGTAGTCGAAGGTTTCCACACCCATTCGAACGTTAATGTCCAGGTCCGTTCCTGTGATCAGGAAACGAACCGGGTCCAGTTCGTCGCGGGCGTCCTGGATCGCGCGGACGATTTCGACCGGGTCTGTGATCCGGCCGGTCACGAAGGGCGCGTCATTCACAGGGAAAAAACTATCCCAGGCGACAGTCCGAAGGCCCTTCTTTCGAAGGATCAGAATGTCACCCAGGACAAGAACGGTCGCCTTGTCGTTGTTGCCTGGCGACGTCACTTTCAGTTTTTGCGGAAGGACGGGGATTTCGATTTCCCGTCCCCCCGCGATTATGGTCATTCCGTAGTCGTTCATTATGCGTACACCCCCTCGGCGGCGGCTTCGAACTCGGTTTCCAGGCGTCTTTCGATCTTGTCGACCACTTCGTCGACGTCGACCTTCTCGCTGATCTTCGCGTCCACGGCCACAGTCGGGGTCAGGGTCACGAAGTTCTGAACGTAGCGCATTTCGGCCACGTCGCGAAGGAACTTCAAGTCTTCGTCGGCGATATTGACGTCTTCGTCGATGGACCCGACGGACCCGACGCGGTCCACGTTCCCGATGTCGCCGGGGTCTGTGTTCGCGTAGGCCGACCAGTCCGGTTCGGTGCTTCCGTTGCCGGCGGCGGCGGACTCTGCCTTCACGGCGGCGATCTCCGCTTCTCGCTGGGCGGTAGCGGCGCGCGCTTCCGACTTCATGGCAGACAGGGCGGAGTCCCGCTCCGCGATCTGGGAATTGATCTGGTCCTGATACGCGGACAGGTCTGCGGCTCTGGCCTGTTTCGCGGCGTCATTCTCCATTTGTGCGGTTGTCCCGAACGTCACCTTCTCGATCGCGTCGATACTGACGCCCGGAATCTTGTTCAGGGTGTTTATGAAGCCGTTTATGATGTCGATCGCCCCGTTGACCATGTTTTGAAGGATCGTCAGGACGCCAGCCTTCATATCACCCATAAAGTTTTGAATGTTCACGCTGGCCGTGTAGAAGGCCAGTTGAAGTCGGTTCCACAGGTTCATAACGAAGTAGACGCCGGTCATGAATCCGATCTTCACCCAGTCCCAGGCGGTCAGAACCGCGTTGACGCAGATCAGCCAGGCGACTTTCAGGCCGCCGACAGACTGGACCCATTTGTAGATCGCGGCCACGACGACGCCGATCGCCAGGGCAATCCAGAACAGAGGGTTCGTCAGAAGTGTCGTGAAGAACGCCTGGGCGGCTCCGTTGGCGATCCATGTCGCGGCCGTCTGGATTCCCAGGGCCACAGCATAGCCCAGGGCGGCGGCCGCCAGACCCCAGAAAACAGGGGCAATCATGGACCAGTTGTCATATATCCATTGTGCGCCCTGGCCGATCAGGGTCAAAACGGGCGTGAACGCTTCCAGGGCGATATTCTTCGCGATTGTCCACACCTGGGAAAAGGTCATAGGCATAGCCGCGAACTTCGCGTTGATTTCGTCGGCGGACGCCAGCATGGCATTTTTCACGATCGTCGAAGTGATCTGGCCTTCGGCGGCCATTTCCCGGATTTTCCCGATCGGGACGCCCAGGTAGTCGGCGATCGTCTGAATAATGGTCGGGGCCTGTTCGAAGACGCTGTTCAGTTCTTCGCCGCGAAGGACGCCGGACGACATGGCCTGGGTCAACTGCAACATAGCCGCGTCGATACCGGCGGCCGATGTTCCGGCAATCGTGAACTGTTTGTTGATCAGTTCGGAAAAGGCGATCAGTTCTTCGTTGCTGGAAAAGGCGTCGCCGGCCATTATGCCCATTTTAGCCACAGCGTCGGCCGTGGTGGAGTAGGCCGCGCGGGATCTGTTGGCGGACTTCATGATCATATCTTGAAGTTCGGCCGTAGTTTGAAGGCCGTCGTTCATCAGGTCCAGCCGCGCGCGGGTGGTGGTCATGCCGTCAGCCAGTTCGACGATCTTTTTCACGCTGAACGCCGCAAGGGCGGACTTGATAACGCCGCCCATTTTAGACCAGACGGACTTCACCCTGTTCGCCCCGCGTTCCGCTTGCTCTTGGCGGTTGTTGAAGTTGTCAACCTGACGACTGGCCGCCCCGATGTCAGCGGCGCTTCGTTCGAAGGGCGCGCCGGGGTCGATCGTGTCCGTCAGGGCGTCGGTTGCGTCCAGGGTTCGGTTCAGGCGTTGGGCCGCGCCTATCATGGTGTTCAGGCGGGAAGTCATTCTGTCCTGGATCGAAAACTGTGTAGATACGCCGGCCATTTTATCACCTGCCCTTCTTGCCCTTCCGGCGCTTCGCTTTTGCCGCTTCCTTCTTTTCCTTCTCGATTTGAAGGTCTATGGAAGCATAAATGAAGGCCCGTTCCCGTCTGGGAAGGGCCAGAAGTTGTCCCGGAAGGATTTTTAGCCGGTGGAGGGCGTAATGGGCGTACACCGATTCGCCGTCGGCGTCCGCCTCATTCCCGCCCCCCGTGATTAGTTTTTTGCTTCGTCCCTCAACTCGTTCACGTCGTCAGTGAAGCCGTTGATTTCCTGGACGGCCAGAAGAAGATCGGTGTACTGTCCAGGGTTCAGGACCAGGTTGATCAGGTCTTCCGCCCCACGGACACCCTTCTTCGCCTGGAAGTCTGCGTCCTTGAAGTTGGGGTCAATGCAACAGGCCGCCACAAGGCGGGCGTTGTAAAGGTCAGTGTCGGTGTCAATTCGCTTCTGGCGGGTCTTCTTGTCGAACTCGACCTTCTGACAGGTCTTTCTAATGGCCTTGTTCTCCGCTTCCGTAATGGAACGGATCACGAAGGGGAAGGGGAACGGCGCGATCTGGACTTCCGTCTGGGTCGTGCCGATCTCCGCGTCCATAAGGAACTCTTGCAATTTACCCATAGTTTTTTACCTCGCTTTCAAATTAGAACTTGGTGAAGGGGGTCAGAATGTCGAAGTCCTCGAAGGTGAAGTCGACGTCTTCGTCCAGGGGATCGTCGCTGTCGCCGTCCAGTTTTGCCAGGACGACAGAATCCAGGTTACAGCCGATCAGAAGGACCGACTGTTTCCCGGCGGAAGATTCCTGGTCGTCATTCTCGACCACCATGTCGAAATAGATGTCCTGGCCGGTTTCCTTCCAGGTCTTGACCATGTTTCGGAACAGGGGCGTCAGATAGTAAAGGGTCATGGACCCGGTTCCGTTGCCGCCGGTGGTCTTGTGGCCGGTCATGCGCTTTCCGATTGCCTTGACCTCGGACTTCGACTTCTCGACGGTCGCTTCAATGGTCTTCGACATGAACAGTTCTTCGTTGTTGCCGTTGACCTTCGCATAGGCGCGGCCTTCCTTGCCGGAAATGGTATCAGGCGCGTTCAGGGTTTTCATTTCGGTTCACACTCCTTCCGTTAGTTGACGACAGTCGTCATATACAGTTTTTCCATACTGTCGTTCGGTTTCAGGGCGGAGTCGACGGCGACGTCGCGTTTTCCGTTGCCCTGCTGAATGGTAATGTCTTCGGAAACGAAGTCGCTGATCGCGTCGATGTCCTGATACTGCAAGGCCAGGGACACCAGGTCAGCCTTGAACAGTTGACGGCCGGTGTCGCTGTTGGTCACTTTTCCGATATAGGAATCGCCGAAGATTCGGGCGACGTCGTTCGCCCAGCCGTCCAGAACGCGGATCACGCGGTTCGAAGTCCAGTCTTCGGTCACGCCGCCGCCGAAACTGGTCAGGCTGTTAATGTCGGTCAGGACACGGGCCTTCCCATAGTCGGCATAGAAAACGAACTCGCCGGCCTGGATCGCCGCTTCGAACTGGGACTTCGTATATTTAATGTCCACGTCCACGGCGTCGTCGTAGGCGGTATTGGTCAGGCTCTCGTTGATCTCTGCGCCGGCGGAAGCGCCGGACACCCACGCGACGGCCTTGTCGCCGGTCACGGTGGTTCCGTCGTTCAGGACGACGCCATTCTTCACGTTGATCAGGCCGATATTGTCACCCTTGTAGTCGTGAAGGACGCCGACGATCTTCTTTCCTTCGTCGTCGCGAAGACGCTTCACGAAGGTCGCATACAGGGACTTGATTTCTTCATCGGTCCCAGGGTAGCCGACCACGTTGAAGGATTCCACTTCGAAGGCGTTCAGTGCGGCGGTGTGGGCCGCGCCGTTGACGGTTCCGTTCGTGCCGCCGGTCAGCGGGGTCGCCACGGCCGGGGTCAGGGAAGACGCGCTTCCGAAGGTGACGAAGTCGTTCGCTTTCAGGTTGGCCGATCCAGTGGCCTTTGCGACGGTCTGGGAATCCATGACCATTCCGTCAAGGTAGGTTACGACGTCGACGTTGGTCGCGTTGTCGGCGTTGGTCAGGATCGCGACGCTGATCGCGTTTCCGCGCGTTCCGCCACAGGCGGCCGTAACGGTCACGCCGCCGACGGTCGCAGTCGCCTTCTTGCCGCCGGAATTGACACGATAGATCATAAGGGTTCTGGCGCGCTTCAATGCTTCTTTGACAAGAAGAATGTCGTCCGCCGTAGGATCATAGCCGAACACGGACAGGGCGTTCTTGTTGAAGTCCTCCGCATACACGGAAAAGACCTTGTTTTCAGGCCCCCAGTTCAATTCCAGGGGAAGGGCCGCGACACCGCGCGTCCCCATTTTTACGACGCTTCCCAGGCTGACGAAGTTAATATACGCGCCGGGAAGAATCTTGTTCTGTACGGTAAAAGTTCCGCCACCGATAGGCATGACTTACACCTTCCTTTCCAGAAAATCAGTAACCAGGCGGACGGCCTGGTCCTTTGTGTAGACCTTCCCGTCTTCCAGGATCGCCGCGACGGCGTCACGGGGAAGGTTCAGGGTTTTCGATTTGACCAGTTGTTCCTTTGTGAAGGTCGGTTCCGCCGCCTGGTCTGCGGCCGGGGCCTTCTTCTTTGCGGTTGCCATTATTTGATTTCCTCCGTTTGTCCCAGGTTTTCCATGAAGGGGATTTCCGCCGGCGTCAGGACGAAGAAGAAGTCTGCGTCGAAGGTGAACTGATAGACGCGGGCGTTCTTGTCCGGTCTGGCTCTCTGGTTCGTCAGGCGGATCGTCCGGGTCTTCTGATCCGTTTCTTTCACGGTCAGCGTCTCGAACTGGTCGTACATTTCTTCGGCCCAGGCGTTGAACTCCATATTCTCCTTCGATTTCAGGAAGTACAGGACTTCGATCTGGATCGACCTTTTCCGGCGGCGGTCCAGGTGGGCTTCCTGGCCCGATTCGATGATACCGACGAAGAACTGGCCGTCGGCGTCCTTCGGGATTTCGTCGACATAGACCTTCCGGTCAGGCCATACGCCAGCCAGTTTTCCGGCGATCGCTTCGATAAAATTGTTCAGGGTCAAGCCAGATCACCGTCCTTCACTTTGATCTCCTGGTGGGTCGCATAGACGACCGGGCGGCCGACGACCTGGAACGCCAGAAGACGCCGGCTGTTCGGGTCCTCACGGCCGAACCGTTTCAGGGATATACTGTCGCCAGGAAGGACAAGAAGGTCAGGCGCGGCAAAGATAACGGCGTCATAGTCGACTTCGTTCTGTGCGTCCGTCTGCTGGCTTTTGTCGCTTCCTGAATACGACAGCGCGCAAATGATTTCAGAGTATTTCACAGCGGGGACGGCCCTTGTGATGTGGTTCGCCCCCGTCGCGGGTTCCGTCCGGCTGATTGTGGCGGTGTCTTCGTAGGTCATTTCGATCGCCGCGCGCTCTGCGGCGGGGG